TACCCTCTGCGGCAAAAGTATGACGCATATTTTCAATGGCGTCTTTCATGAAAACTTCTGCTGGCATATTACCAGCCGTTCCCAAGTAAGTTCCAGAGAAATCTGTGTCGTATGTTCGGTTGTTCGATTTACTCAGTGTTACTGGGTCTGTGCCATGCGTAATCACCGTGTTCATTCCAAAACCAGACGGCAGTCCAATTAAATCTGGGTCGGAAATGGCGTTGTAAAGGTCAGCCTTGTTGTAACCAAAAAACTGCTCGTTTGGTTTTTGACGCATGATTGCCATCAGCGCCTTGCGATAATCGCCGCCAGTTGGTCCTTGTAATTGAGCCTGACCAAGTGGGGTGGCAATTCCAGCAAAAGGTGGCTTTTTCTCCAACAACGCAGACCTTACCATTGCGTCGTCAATCTCAGCCGCCTTTGCCTTTGTCAGCTTTGGCAGAATAAAGCTGTCCATCAAAACATCAAGCGGCTGTACAGAAAAGTCTTCACCAAACTGACCCATTGTCATTGCTGTTTGGTCTACCTCACCAGTACCGCCCGCCTTTAAATTCTCTTTTCGAGCCTCGCCAACGCGACCAGCAATTCTATTAGATATTCCAAAATTTGATGACCCGCCAATGTTCTTCTTAATATGCTCAAGGTCGCGCGCGAACATTTGACCGCCATGCGTAATGGCATCGCCTTTTATTGGCTCATCAGATACAGACACAATTTGGCGATTGCGGCTTGAAGCGTCCCAAGGCATCAACAACAAACTTGAACCTTGGCGATCTTCAATGTTTAAGTCTTTTTTGGGTGCAATACCGCCAATGTCTTTTGTAACGTATCGGGTTCCAGCGCGATGCCCGCGTTTTGCTGTGTTTTCGTAAATGGCTGGTGCAAGACCGCTGGCGCTCAGATAGTCTTCCAGCTTATTGCCAATATATGGTGCGGCTTCTCTTGCAATAGCAGAACCAGTGCGACCAATGCCACCAGCAACAGCCATTGGGTCTATGCCTCCAGACGTCATTTCAGCGCCAAGCCGAACATCTCGTAAGGTCGGGTCGCTAGAGACGGGCGGTCTGATTCCCGCGTCAACCGCATTTCTTTTTAACCAATCGCTACCGCCAGCAGTTTCTCCAATATTGAAGCCCAAGGCTTTCATCAAGCCAGAACTTAAATCAACGGGAGCGCCCGCCGCATCATAGGCCAAATCGCCTACGCCAGCCAAAATTGCATTCAGAACATCAATATTTGACGGCTTTCGACGCTTGTCTTTAGCAGGGGTCGGCGCGAACGCCGCCGCTTCAGGGTCACCTAAAAGGTCAAATAATGTTTGCGCCATAGTAAAACCATTTTACCAAAAAAAACGCCCACTGCAATAGTGAGCGTAAGTTGGAGAATCCAACAGGAGAACTGGCTTCAGTCTACGCGCTCTTTTGCTAAACGTCTAGCCTCTGCCCGATAATGTCTTGCGATTTCTTCCAGCGCCTCTTTTGTGTACTTTCGTAGCACGTTGTCGTTTTCGATTTGCTCAAGCCTTTCCAGTCCGATTCGCTCCAGCAACCGCTTGCGGTACTCGACCGCATTTCCTGACAGGTGTCGGTTACATTTTTTGCATTGGGCCCAACAGTTTAATTCGCAAAACCTCATGTGTGGCGCCGAGCCAACCGAGCGAAAGTGACCTGCGTCGAACGTGTTTGGTTCGTTACCGAGCGGCGTATCGCATGAGATACAGTTCTTACCCCGATCTCGCTCTCTAATGTAAGCGTTGAATGCTGTCTGGGCTTTCTTGACCAACTGGGGCTTCGTCTGGAGCGCATCCAGTTTCAGCTTGGTCTCTTTCTTGTCTTTTTTTTCGACGACCTTACGCGCAACTTTCATTGCGCAGGCAGGACCACACACACTCTGCATGGGGCGCACTGGGGTAAATGGTGTCTTGCACTCTTTGCACTTTTTAGTCAATTTCCACCCCGTTATTCGCGCACCACGCTTCCAGCCACGTAACGAACTCAGATGCCTGCTCTTTGGTAAAGCGACGGGTCTGTAAGCCCAACTGCACTACGCCAGTGCCGTCGAGGTTGGGGACTACCTGACCAGACTGCTGGTTGGTCTCCCGCAGGTAGGCATCGACAAGGATTCGCTTCCAGTCCTCTTCGTTGTACGTACAGTTTAGATGGCGACACCGTGTAGCGACCTTGCCGATTAGCTTATGGTACAACTTTTCCTGCTGTCTTGTCTTGCTTTCACGCTGGATTGTTACCTCCAGCACTATGCCCGATTCCAGCGCTGGCTTGGCTTTGTCCCACGCCGCCCTGATCTGCTGGATGCCCGTCATTGGGTCTCGCATTGTAAATTTCATAGTCCTCCCCTTTTAATTTTGTCATGTATGACCGAATGGTCTCGCAGTAAGATTGCCCGTGTTTTTTTGCCATGCTTTGCAATACGCCTTTGAGCCACTGATTGCGGTCACGTGGGTCGCGCCAGAGCCATGAATGGTACAACTCACGTGCCACAGCCATATCGTTGATCGGCTTGGCTTGCGCTTTCAGCTTTTCAAAATGCGCGTACTGAGCCTCAGTAAATGGACTCTTCCAAATCTCCCGTTGCTTTGAGGGCTTGAATAATGACGTGGGTCGGGTAGTTAGCTCCATCACGAACCCTGTCCAGAATCTTTTTGGCCATCGCGTAGCTCATCAAATTGCTCCCAGTAACAGCCCGTAAACAAACCCCAGACAAGCGCTAAAAGCACAGGCGCAAGATACAACAACCACAGCATCTTCCCAATCAACATCGCTTGGCTCCAAAAAATAATCTTTCACTTCAGTCGGAATCGCTGGGTAGGGTTTTATTTTCCTCACCCTTTTCGCCCACATCATTGTCATGTTGGTCATCCCCATTTGCAGGTTTACGTTTTCCAAAAATTGCATCCCAGTTATTCTCAAACGATTGACGGTCTACGTCAAACGGTCGTGGTGCTGAACCCTTGCTCATTCAAACAATCCCTCCTGCTTGTTGCTTGGCTTCCATTCGATGTCTGCAAGCCTGTATTGACCAGAAAACTTTGATTGCAGATAGGGTCCAGTCGGACGCAAGGCAACCAACTCATCGGGTGTGAGTTCCATTTGCTCGCCATTGTGTTTGATGCACATACCGCCCTCTGTAATACCCTTTTCGATCTCATAGTCTCGCACAGACACAAATCGACCTTTCCACAACTTAGTGACTTTTTTTACAATCATTTCAGCCCCCTTTACACAGTGATGTGAGATTTCTCCAACAATCGCGCCCTCTTTTCGTGGTACTTGCGCTTGCGGTCTTCTGGCGTCCTCTTTGACTTTGGTTTGTCAAATCCATCCCCACCCGAATAAATCGGCGTCTGGTCGCGTCCAATAGTGTCCTTTTTCCAGCCGACGATATGGATACACCGCATTTCATGCAGGGTTCTTAGCCAGAGCCACGACGTTCGCATGGACACTTCAAGAGCGTCTGCCAACTGATGAGCATCCACTTCCCTGCCCAAATCAAACATTTTCCACGTTTTCGAAAATAGGTAGGCATCTATGCGCTTCGCTGGGTTTTTCCCGCCCCTCATGCAATCACCGTCGCTTTCTGCGCTCGAATGGTTTTATCAATAACGTCCAGCGCTTTGTCGAGCATCCCGATGGTCGTGGCCTCCATCTGGGCGTCGTGGACCTCGTAGCCCAGCTTTATAGCTGACAGTTCAGAACCGCGGCAAATGAACCTATCGTTTATGTCAAAAGAGCGCTTACAAACGTCATAGAGGGCGCTAGAAGCGTCTAAAACGATTTGATGGTACTCCGACCCTACCCCAAGCTCACAAAGCGCCTCAGCGACGTTTATGACGCCAATGACAATGTCGATCTCTTTTTTGTTGGCAGTACCCTTGGCCAGTGAATCGAGCGCACTCATGTTCTTGAGGTGCATGGTGACGTAAGCCGACTCTTTGGCTGAGACCTTGGTCATCCCTGTGACGACCCAGTTCATGGTGTCGAGGCGCACGCCTTTTGGTTTGTATTTTGATTTCTTACGCATCTTCACCCCTGAACATTTCAATAAAGTCTTCTTTTGTAATGTCTGCAACCTCTAAGGTGTTGTCTGCAATAAAGATTGTTGCCCACAAAAGAGCCTGTTTTTGTTCTTCGCTCAAGTCTTTAGTCTCAAAGTACCGTTTGATGCTGTCTTTTAGATGTAAAGCCAAAGCCGCTGACTCAATAAATAATTTATCTTCGTTTGACATTTTCAGACCCTCTTGAGAGTTGCGTCGATCATCTGCTTGATGTGCGCTGGCATTGGGACGGCTTTTTTCCTGTCCTCCATGATCTGCTTGAGCGCGGCATCTTGGTTTGGTGGCGGCGGCGTGGTCATCCGCGCCACGTCAGCGGCTTGTTGGGCAAACGTTGGCTTGCCACGTAACTTAGCCCAGTCCTCCCTGATGGCTTCCATCAACGCCAAATCCCAGTTGACGTACCTGTAACCATTCATCTCAGCTTTACGCCTGAAAGCATCCAAATGATCTTCCAGACGGTCAAAGTTGTTTTGCGTTGCCCAATCCCGAACCTTGTCGCTGATCCCAAAGTCATCAGGCATTGAAATCTTTTGCTTGCGCTTCGCGGGCTTGTCCCGCGATATATCGGTTTCTGTTTTAGTTTCGGTTACGGTTAAAGGTACATCTGTATGCAGATGCTGTACAACTGTATGTACCTGTACGCCCTTGTCTGTTGTTGTCGGATACTTGCTTTCTTTTGCGCGGGGTACGTTGTCCCACTTCTGCATTTGCAGATATGGCTTGCCGTCCACGGTGTACACGCTGACCAATCCATGTTTTGACAGATCGTTCAGCAGTGTTTCGATGTGCTTTTGTGTAACCGATTCTTTGATCGGGAAACACGCCGCTTTGAGCATGGCTGGTCGAGCGTCGTAGCGACCAAAGTCGTCCACGGTAACCAGCAATCGGTAGTACAAGACCTCTGCGGCTGATGACAGGCGGTCAATGGTTTCGCTGTCGCGAATACCAGCTTTTAAGTATCGTGTTGGCATATTTTGCACCTTTTAAGCGCCCCAAGAAAAAGAAACGACGGCAGAAGAGGGGCAACTTCGTTCGCTCGGGTAATTAGTCCGAACTAGCCGTGTCTCGATAAATCATAACACCGTTCACAGAAAAAGTTGGGAAGAATTGTTTTTTTATTTCTTCCTGCGCTGGATTTCACGGTTGATGTACCACACCGCTTTCTCCAAGTCTTCGATGGCGTCGTGCTTCAGGTCGGCACGCCAGATGTACTTGATCGCGTTACCAAGGCAGAAGTTCATGTGTTCTGTCACCTCGATGCACTCAATGTGGCTGGGGTGTGACAGGTAGTGGTTGGGGTGATTTACTGGGTCGTTCATAGGTCGTATATCCAACGTTTTTTAGTAGACAAAGATTGTTCAACATTACGCTTTCTGGTTTCATTCCAACTTGCATTCGTT